GCCCAATTGGTCTGTGAGCGCATGACCGGCAAGCCTGCCGAGTCTTACAGCAACGCAGCCATGCAATGGGGTACAGATACCGAGCCGTTTGCCAGAGCTGCTTATGAGGCCAGAATGGACATCTTAGTAACAGAGGTGGGGTTTATAGACCACCCTTGGATAACGATGTCTGGTGCGTCTCCTGACGGTCTGGCTAATGAGGGCATGGTGGAGATCAAATGCCCAAACACCGCCACGCATATCCAAACCTTGTTAGACCGCAAAGTACCCGAAAAGTACATCACGCAAATGATGTGGCAAATGGCCTGTGCCGACCGCCCTTGGTGTGACTTTGTTTCATTCGATCCACGTCTTGCAGAAAGACATCAGCTATTCATCAAGCGCATTAACTATGACCCCGAAATGGTTAATTTGCTTGAGAATTCAGTTATCCAGTTCTTGGGTGACGTAGACCTAAAAATCCAACAACTTGAAAGCCTTCCATGAAAAAATTTAAAAATATTGTAGTTATCACCGGCACATACAAAGACAAAACAGGTCAGGAAAAGAAACGCTATCAAAACATCGGCTCAGTGTTTTTAGACGATAACGAAAACCTCAAGATTAAGATGGATGCCGTGCCGCTTGTGGATGGCGGCTGGAATGGATGGGCAAACTGCTATGACTTGGAGGAAAAGACAAATACAGGAGCTAGAGATGACATCCCTTTTTAAACGCGCACGGTCACTTGACCCAGCAACCAGCCATGCCGCAGCCGAACAATTTAAATCTGGTGACTTGCACTTTAAATTAATTATGCATTGTCTTGAGCGTTTTGGGCCAATGGGTAAAGATGGCATTGCTTATTTGAGTGGTCTAGATAGTAATCAAGTGGCAAGGCGCTTACCTGAAATGGCGCGGCTTGGCATGGTGGAACTGACTGGACACACCGCCAAATCAAAGTCTGGCAGGGCAGAGCGTGAATGGCAATTTACGCCTGTTCAACGGGAGTTAATATGACACAAGAGCCTATCGCATACATCAATGTCGAGAAGCGCACACTGGAATTTGCTGAACCGATCAAATGGCATACGCCTACTGTTGCAAATCTAGATCGAATTCCATTGTTCACACAGCGCACATGGGTAGGGCTGACGAGGGACGAACAAAGTTTTGTTTACTCCAGCTTGCATGACTCAACTTCAAGAATAGATTCGTTTTGGGTTGACTTTGCAAATGCCATTGAAGCCAAACTCAAGGAGAAGAACACATGAGCTATCTTGTCGCATCACTACCGCCCTTGCAGTGCTTTATCAAGGCTGAATTTCTATACAACCACACCAAAGGGCATGGCGAGCTTGTGCCTTGCGTGTGGGTCAGTCTTAAAGCCATTAGAGGCCAAGTGTTTAGGATTGAGTCGCTGCTGACCGAATACGGCGCTTTGTACGACAAGCTACCCATCCACGCTTATGTGTGGAAAGAGGGCGCTAGTGATTTGCCTGTGGACACCCTCCAGTTATGGGATTGCATGGGATATAGGTTCACCATTGTGGAAAAAATCGGCTTGCGTAACCTTGGCGTTAAGTTTCTTGGCAAGGATAAGCAATGGCATTTTGGGACATATATGTTTACCGTAGACTTTTGTGCTGATGGCATGGACGTAGACACCGGCTTTACCGAGACCGCTGAGGAACATAAGTCGTTTAATTTTATTAAGCTAGACAATGGTCAATTTGCCGCCCAGCCCAACAACCGATGCCTGTGGTATGACCAAAGCCTGATCCAGCAAGCCAAGTTTCCCGATTTCCAAGCAGCAAAAACCATTTATTCAGTCGATGGCACACGCAAGTGGACGGCTGGAGATGACTGGTTTTATTCAATAAACGAACATGATTAGCCGCGTTATTTTGTGTTTGTTAATGATGGGCGTTGGCGGTTATAACCTATTGCCACCAGCGCCCCTTAACATTTACCAAATGCAGCGCAAGTCAAAAGAAAAGTCAATCAGCGAGCTATGTCAAAAACCTAAAAAAACCAAAAACGTACAGGAGATATGCGACCGATGGAAGAAGTAATCATCACCATTGCAATTTTGTTTATTGGCGCAATTGTTGGCATTGGCGTTATCGTTGCCTTACTGCACTTTTTTGCAGATTAAACATTACGCTCAAAGTGCGGGCAATCCACCAAATTGGAAAAATTACCGCCCCAACGATTTTTGACATTTAAAGATTCCCAATATGCACCCAATGGCGCAATGGTGGCCTTGTCCCAAATAATCTTGCCATCTTTAAAAAAGTTAAGGTCAATAGCGCAGCGCTTAAGGTGGATGCTGTTCATGGTCTTAGAACGACCTGTTTTAACGTAAATGGCCTGTTGTTCTGGTGTGCGGGATAGCTCCCCACCAGTAACCATAAAACCCTGTTCTGTGGCGTACTGGATCAGTTTGCAGGCATCTAGTAGGAATGCAGCTTGTTCGGTGCTTAAGCTCATTTTTCCTCCGCTTCGCCATGCGACAGTTTCACGCCAGCCAACAAGCCAATAAAGCCGCCCACAATGGTTTGAAATGCTGGGCTAATCAATTTAAAGATTTCAGCGTTGTCAACCTTTTCGTCAAACAGTCCACCCATTAGAACGCCAACCATCCCGACAACAACAATGCACAAAGTAAAGCTCACCATCAAGGTTACAAGAAAAGTTAATTTAGCTTTCATTTTTTCCTCATTTCTGCTAGCTTCTCTATTGTTCTTGAGCAAAAATAAGCCCCCATAATGAGCTGTCCCCAATTTCCCAACAGCGTCACATAGGACTCGTTTGCGTTGTAGCCAAAGGCAGACATCATGGCAAATAAGAAGTAGCCTATAAAGATGGCTATAAGGCTCATGGGGCGTATGTTTTTGGATAGCCAGGAGTCGCTAGACATATCTGCTTGCCAGCGGTCTGTGACGTTTTCTGCGTCACTCTGTGCGGCTTTTGCTAGCAGATCAAGTTCAGCAAGTTCCATCTTGGCTTTTTCAATGCCCAGCTCAAGCAATCTTTCCTCATGGGCGTATTGCAGCTCTCTTAGCTTGCTAACGTCCTCTGGTGTGGGGTTGTCAGGAATTTTTACGCCCAACGTGTTTTCAACCACTTCCTTGCCCTTGGCTTGGATGGCACTAGATAACAGGCCAAGGCCGTTTTGAGCCAATGTGCCAAGCAATGATGCGACTATGGGAATCATTTCTTTTCCTCCAGTTGGGTAATAAGGCGGCGAATAATGGCCTGCTGTTGTTTGTTTTCTTGTAGTACAACAAGCATATCAAAATACATCGAGGCCATCAAATACAGAAACAACGGCAGAATCAATACCACCGCAATCAGTGAAATCAAAAAAACTATTTGCCCGTTGTCATCTGCTTTATTGACCATAGGAGGAGGTGGAGGTATATAGTAAGCGTCAGAACTGCCCCGATTATTAGGGCTTTGTCGTGCAGATTGTTGAGCCTTTTTCTGCGTTGCCATTTACGTTGCATCTCCAATTGGCGTTCCAGTTCAATCTGCTTCTCGTTTTCCTCGTTTAGTTTTTTGTATTCTTCCTCAAACCTTGACCAAACCGCACCAAGCGCTGGGTCTGTGTGGTAGATCAAAAACTCACGCAATTCTACTGACTGGCGCTCTAATTCAATCTGGTGAAACACATTTTCTAGTGCCTGTGCTTTCATTGATTTGGTTTTGGGCGGGTCAAGCTCTTGCCGCTTAACGTCTTTTTTGACTTCTTCATGTGCGTCAAAGAATTGCCCAATAAATCCAGAGATTTCTTTGGTGATCTTGTAAAGGTCTGTTCCTGCGGCTTTGGCATCCTTGTACAGAGCCACGCCCTGCTTGATTCCAGCTATTGCGGCAAGCGCCAGCGTGATCGGCTCAATTTCACGTTCCTAGAGCTTTAAAACAAGCGTTAACAGCATTCCAATGATGGCGGCACATGACCCTATCAATATCTGCTCAATGCGCTTTAAACGTGCGTTTATGCTTTCGTAGCGCAACTCACACACGGCCTCGTGCGTATCGACCCGAGCTTCTATTGGTGTCACTCTGTCACCTCATCCGCTGGCTCTGGCGTGTTGCCCTCTGCAAGCCATGCAAGGTACTCAGGTGTAGTCACAAGGCATGACTGTTGTCTACCATCAGGCCATTCACGCCATACAACATCAATTTCTTGACCCAAAACTCGTTTTGTTAATTTCCAAATAGGCTCATTCATAATTCGCATCCAGTAAAATAAAGATAACCGCCGTTATTTAATTCTATTTCTGCCGATTGTCCTGCTGTAAATGGCGATGTTGCAGTAGTTCCTAAAATCCTTGCGGCTTGTGTAGAGCCAAAACCGAATGTGACTGAAGTAAATGCTGTATTTGCAACTAGCCCATCAACACCACCAGTAACATCTGCGGCGGCAGAAACAGTTACTCCTGTTGGATTAGTTCTTGTTGTAACTGGGAAAACAACAGTTGCATAAATTTGATTTGTAGCACCGCAAACGCAGGCGGCTGGAAACCTCCAATTCCCTGCCGTAGCACGATAGGCTGGTAGGTAGCGTTGGCAAAGCTGAAGTTCTGTTGTGTAAGGTCTGTAATCAAAGCTCGTTGTTGTTGAGCCTTTTTCTAGCTGTACGCCTGTGACATACCATGTTGCGCCTGATGTTCCGACTACTGATGTTGCTCCTGTGGCTGAAATATAGTTATTAGCCGACCATGAACCAGCAGTTCCATTCCATGTTGAACCAGCACCTAAACCAAGTTGAACATAAATACCGACTCCATTATTAGTTAACCAAGTTCCACTTGTATCGCCAGCAATAGTTATTGTTTTTTGTTCCCAAGTGTTTGCTGATGAAATTGTGTATGTAAATGGGTAGCTTCTGTTACTAGCAGAATTCTTTAACGCACCACCAAAAGTACCAGTTAAAGAACTACGCACCCAAAATGACAAGGTAACAGTTGACGCTGATGCTGTACCCCACCCCAAATCAGCAACATTAAATCCTTCTATTGATTGATTCAAAGCAAAATAATCACCTGACGCAACAGAGTAGGCAGACAAAGATGTCACGCCCAAATAATTTATAAATCCCGCTGGAGGTGTTACAGAGCCAGCATTTTGCTGAACCGAATATTTAGATGCAACACTTTGAAACGCTTGCCATCTATCTAATGTGTAAGCCAAATTAGCAGGAGTAACACTCGCCCCCGCATTCCTCTGGTCAATCACCATTGCCCCATTGATGATGCGGTTCTTGAAGCCGGTGTAATTTGTATCTGTGCAATTTACCAAACTACCGCTTGTAGGCGTTCCAAGGATAGGCGTTACCAAGGTTGGGCTAGTTGCCAATACGT